TCGGGTATTGAGGCGGAACCTGCAAATCAGCCGAAATTAACGGTTGTTTCAGGCGGACCGGGAGGAATAGCAACAATGAAAGGTTAGTTTAGTAATAATATATTATGTTACGTTATAGTATATTAGATGAGAACGATAGCAAAGTATCAGGCTACATTCCAAGGTAGCACACCGGCAGCAGAGTTCCACTTTCAATTCCAACGCATTTATAAGCAGGCACCGCACCATCAATTCCTCATACGCTGCACAAACATCAGCGATTACCGTGCAGGCAGTTTAGCAGTGAATCCGCATAACTACTTCGTACAGGGCTTTTTAGGCGGAGGACATTGCACATATTCAGGCACAGTAGATGAAGGCGTTTTAAGCAATGATTTTTTTATTGGGACTACAAGCACAAACGGAGCCGAGGCGACGACACCAACAAATGTAGGCACTGCAATGAACTATCAAGCGAGTGACCTAATTGTGGAAGAACTACCATTAAATCCGTGGAAGTTGGTATATAGGCATACCGCATCTACGGCATTAGCCGCCGGACTGGTAGAAGTTTTAGTGAGTTTTGAGATTACCGAATTTGACCCATCAAAGAGAGATTAAGCAAAAAAAGTCTATAAGTATTTTATAATAGTTATGGAACCGACCGACGAACGTTTAGCGATTTTAGAAAAGCGGGTAGCAGATTTAGAAAACTTAATAAACTTACTCATGAAGTTAAAAGAGTACAAGGTAGATTTAAGCAAATTTAGTTGTGAGCCGATTAAATTAGGCGGAGCACGTTAAAGTTCTTTTCTTTTCATAGTATATAAATGGCAAGCCCTATCCCTGTCATCTCCCGAGAACTGGACCTCACCGAGTACAAAGGTATTCAGCCTGGTAAATCCCGTCGTATTAGCGTGTTTCCCGATAACGCTACATCTTACAACTCTTCGTCTTCCACCGCAGACGTCTTCTTTTCTATCCCCGCCGTCCGTAACGGCTTTTGTATAACATCAGCGTCGCAGATTGTCTTTGACATCACTGCCAACGCCACCTTCGCAAGTGACCCGATTCTTTCGCTTTCCAACGGAAACGGCAGTTCCGTTATTCAGGCTTTGGAGACAATCGTGCAAAACGCCTCGGTTTCTAATTTGCTAAATTATAACGTCTATGCGAATCTTTTAGCCGATTTGCAGCCTTTGGGACGTTCCGCCACTGCCGGCAGCATTCTCAACGGAGCGGCTTCCACTGTCAAGGCAGGCGTCAAGCTTAACAGCGCTACGTCTGGCGCTGACGGAACAACTATTCGTTGTGCGATTCCGCTGCATTGCCCTGTGCTGGGTATGGGCGCAGAGCAGTTCGCCCCACTCGTTGATGGTATTAGACTACGTATGACAATGGCTACCACTGCTACTGCGCTTACCTATGGCAATGTTACGCTACCTACTGCTGCGCAGTACAAGATTTCCAACTTCGCCATTCAGTTGGAAGTGATGGACGTCGATGCTGGCACAATGGGCGCTTTGATTGCGCAGTCCGGCGGCGTACTTAAACAGCACTGCACTGCCGTGAATAACTACCAAGCGACGATTCAGGCTGCTGCCGCTAACAGCGTTCTCATTCCTGCCCGCTTCTCATCTGTTAAGGCGTTAATGACCTGTTTCCGTTTGTCTGCGAATCTCGCAGCGCCCGAGACCGAGAACGTGGTAGGCGACCGTGTGCTTCCTCAAATTCAAACGTATCAGTGGAACGTTGATGGACAGAATATTCCTTCTGTTCCTGTGCGTGTGGCGGCATCTAATACTGTCGCATATCCTGGCGAAGTGTTGAGCGAAATTATGAAGGTATTCTCTGCTTCTAACCAAACCGCTTTTGACTGCGTGTTCAACGCTGCCCAATTCAGCGACGTAGCTGGTACTTCCGGAACCGGTTCTTTCTTCATTGCTAACAACTTTGAGATGCAGGACTCTGCTGGGCACGCACTCCTTTCCGGACGTGACCTTAACAGCAGCAACGTGTATCTTAACCTTACCCACTACACCACTGCATTGGCGTGCGTGGTTGATACATTTGCGTTGTACGATGTGGTTTTGAGTTACAATATGGCGGACGGTTCAGTTAGTATGTCAAAATAGACGTAAGAAAAGCCTACCGGAAGCCTAAAAGCCTACCAAAGCCTAAATTTATATAACCTCTTATAGAAAATCAAAAAACCTTATACAGGTTTATAAAAAGTAGTCCTTTTAGGCTTTTGAAGGCTTTTAGGCTTTGAGTGTAAAAATATAAAAATATATGTATAGTATAAATGAACGACATTGATACTATTTTAGAACGGATTCGTTTGAACTCCGCAGCGCATTCGACCAATCATAAGAAGCGGTACATCACGTTAAAGACACGTTTAAAGTGGTACCGCTTACCAGTCATCATTTTATCCGCACTGAATAGCATATTCAGCATTGGTTTGCAGCCGTTTATGAAACAGGAAATTATTAGCGTACTGAATTCGTTAATAGCATTGATATGTGGTATCATAGGCAGCATAGAGTTGTATCTGCAACTGAACCGACAGATGGAGCAAACGCTGTCATCATCAAAAGACTTTTACGAGTTGGCAACGGATATATTTAAATGGTTGGCACTGAAACCGGAGCACCGACCGATAGAACCCAAGACATTTATAGATGATAGTTATAACCGGTACATCAAACTTACGCAGTCAAGTATATTACTCAAAAAGAAGATGGACGACCAACTTACGGCTTACAAGCTAATAGAGTTGGAACCATTAGAGTTGGCACCGATGGGAGAAACGACACCATCATCGACGTCATTAACAAGTGATGAAGGAGTATAATATTTTCTGTTACTAATATAACAAGAATGAAAATTGAGGAGATAGAACAGAGTGATTTAGTAATCAAACCGTCAAAACAATCCATAGATAACGCATTAGGCGTCCCACCACCTTTTCCGGATAAATGCAGTGTGATATTCGTCAGCGGCGGTATGGGCAGCGGCAAATCCACGTTTATCGCCAACTTATTCAAGGCGACCGGCAAGAACCGTATATACCGAAAAGTATTTGACAACGTGATGTATGCGACGCCCAAAGAAGTATTTGACAGCGAGGAAGACCATGCATTTAAAGGACACCCAAAAGTGTATCACGATTTAACGCAGGATACGTTTAACACAATAATCGAGCAGTCCATCAAAACAAAGGACGACGAGGGAAATAGTTGTTTAGTAATTGATGATTTTAGCGAACAGTTAAAGAACAAGCAAACGGAGTATAACTTACGTAGGCTTATCAATAAGCACCGTCATATGAAGCTGAACATAGTGATTAGTGCATTGAACCAGAAGTCACTCGCAAAGTCGTTGCGTGCATTGATAGATGTAGTAATACTGTTTAAGCCAAAGTCGCAAGTTGAAACGGAAAGTTTTAGCCAGGAAGTGTTTGGTTTAACGAAAGAAGAGACAAAGGCGTTGTTTAACTTCGTGTTTGACAAGCAGTACAACTTTCTTATGTATAACGCCCGGACTCATACATTCTACAAGAATTTTAACCAATTATTATTCACCGACGAATAATTTATTTTCCACATATAGACTATATGGCACCACTTAAAGATAAGAAGAAGAAGAAGGCACGAAAGCCCAAAGGACCCAGAAAGCCCGCAGGCAAACCGTTTGGAGCGGTATATAAGACCGGTTTAAACCGTGATATACCAATGGGCGGAGCCGGAGGCAGCCAGAACTTAATCGCCAATTTACTCGCATCAAAGCAGGCACAACCTGCTGCACAACCGCCGCAGGTTATTCAAACGCCCGACCAATTCAAACTCGCCCAGGATATCAAAGCAATTCGTGCCGAACAAGCCGTATTTGCAGACGAGCAAAAAAGACTTCAAAAGTACCCGATTTACTTACCAGGAGATAAGTTAGGTAAAGAGATGCCAATGGATAAGCTGATGGAGCAGGAAATAGAAGAGGATTTGCAGAAAATTAAGTCAGCCGGCGTGTCAA